GTGACCTGCGACAAAATATTAGCAAACGGGCTTATAACCTATGATGTAATATAATATTTTGAAGAAAGATGTTCTATTCTAAAATTGTGACACTTCTTGAGTCAACAATTTTAAAATAAATACGAGTGTTAACTCACCACACGGTCACCGTGTGGATTATGGAACGTCCATTAACGCGAGATCACGCTCTCGAGGCGTTATTTAAAGTCTAATGGACTAGTTTTTATACTAAACTACAGTTGTTCCCTTATTAAGCTGGTGGAAATCCAGCTGGTAAATACCAAATTTTAGGAGGTGATAATAGCCAAAAAAGCGAAAAATCTTCCCCTGTGGATACATATCTATCCATCGTGTTATAACTCCCCACTGGTTGAGGAGGTGTGGGACATGATAAAAACGCGCCCTGTGGAAAAGCATTGGCGACTGTCATGTCAATAGAACGACCAGGGAAAAACCTCAAATTAGAGGAATATGGAATTTCAGCGTCAACTGCAAAACCGCCTATCGTGGGATTAGAAGTGCCGCCTGACTGGAACCCGACTTCATTAAGAACCTTAGAACGAGCTACTACTGCTTGATTCCCAAGTAACATGTTGGGATTGAAAACCGCATATGTGTTCGTACCTGTACGAACAATATGATTTGAAGCATTCATGGGGGGAACATTAGTACACGGTAAAAATTTCGTGCGTAAACCCCCACGTCTACAACAATACGCAGGAGTAAAATAATTAATGTGTGTCATCAAAGCATAATTAGTGAATCCTCCGATTTTAACATGAATTGCCCCAGGTGCGTTCCCCCTATAATAGGGAAAAGCAGAGAAATTCATTTGTTGCCAGGTAGGATTAGCATTAGTTGTTGTAGCTAAATTGAAAGAAGAATGATAATTATAACGCTTCATCAAAGTTCTAATAGATGCTACAGGATCCCCATGACAAATAGTGTGCGATTGATCAGACATTGGAATACGGGATCCAAAAATGCGGCACGCATCAGTTGTGGTTGGTGCACCACGTTCGGGATCCTGCAAATTCATAATGGATCCGGATTGTGGAAAATAAGAATATTTCGAAAATTCTGTGTCCGGATCAAATACCTGAAAATCATCGCACATTGCAATCGAAACGTTTATAGAAATATCACTAACCGTTGGGGAAGGTGTAGTTAACTCATTTAAAACATAAACTGTGAGAGTACCATTGGTACTGCCTGTGCGTGGAGTGGCTGGTGTTGTGGGTGCTAATCTGAAAGGTTTGGGATCTCTGCCAGGTTTATCGCACACCAAATAAGGTGTGCGGGCTCCCCAGCCTACTTCAATCGAAAAATCAGTTTCCGCACCAATATCAACAATATGAGTGTATTGATTGTTAAACTCAACGGGACCTATCTGTGCAATTGGATCCCATGCTATTTTAAGTCTACCCTTGTGAAAGGACGAACAAACAACTTGAAAACGATAACGAACAGTACCACGCCAAAATTTAAATGGTAAACAAACGAATGAAGGCATTGTTTGATAAATTGCATCAGTAGAACCAATGATTGGTAACGTATCAAATGCTACAGGTGAAACCCAGCAATCCCATAAAGGTGTATCTATTGCAGCTGTCTGCGTCCAATTAAACGTTGAAAAATATGACTCGCGCTTAGCCATTTCAACAAGTTGCATTTCATCTATAGGGGCTAAACCAACTGTACGTGGATCTATTGTGACCTCCTGTTTTGAATCATAGGTTAACTTCTGAATTGTATCAGGCATGTCAGTTGTAGACATAATTCCAGCTGGAAAATGGCGGACAGGTCTCACTGGCTCAAGTAAAATGGGACGCGAAAGTCCCAATATTGCAGCAGCTTCACCAGCAAGTTTAACTGCTTCAATTGTGGCTCTAGCATATTTCGGTATAGCTTTTAAAACTGATTTAAGCTTAGTGGATTTAATCTGGGATAAAGACTTACCTGTATGGGAATCCTGGGAATATTCATCAACCACACCAGATTGAGGAACCAAACCAGCTGGTTCATAACTGGTCGGAGTGGACAGCATAACGTCCTCAGCCCAAGCAAAAATAGATACCGTAATGTTCTCTGCGGCACCATTAACATGCTTTAACGGATTAATAGTGCGCACGGCCAAACGTCCTAACTGATTGTATTCCGCCAACGAAATATCACAAGAATTACCAAACCAACAAAAAGGCAATGTCATGGTTCCACCTTGCGATGTGCAAGGATCTAAATATAAATGAGGGCGTTGAGAAGCTGAAATAATATTCTGGATTGGCGCAGTTGTATCTGTTATATTATCGTAAGGCGATAAAGGATTATAAGACATAATGGCTCTCCCATAATAAAAAGGATTACCGTTAATTAAAACCTTAATTTTTAAATTGGCACGTAAAGCACGAAAATTGGCAATTCTATTGGCCACTCTTGGATTACTAAAATATAAAGACCAAGGATCTAAATCCATGTTCAACGGTACTGTAGGTGTCCATGCTTGATTTGCTATGCGAATAGGGCGTGAAAAAAAATCTTGTAGACTAGTGTCAGCGTTATCAGCTATATAAAAAGAGTCATCCTTAGCATGACGTATATCTTCATGCCAATCCGAATTTTCATCGCAAAAGGAAGTGAGCGATTGTTTTGTTTCATCCGCAACAGAATCCACATTAATGACACCAGATTGCATTTGATATAAAAAAGATCTAGGTTTATCAGGATTATCTGACTGACCATTATTTTCTTTAATTGGTGGCGCACTAGCCCCAGGATTAACCTGAATACCAGGATAACTCTTCTCAGCAACAGCCACAAAATCTGATGTTACTGGAACAAATGGAATTGCAAAGTTAAAGGAATCCATGTATCTTTGGCGGGCTAAATTATAAACCTCAATTTTAGGTTTATTAAGAGTACCGTCGGTATAATAAAATAAATTGGGATACTCTATAAGTTGGCCCGATTGCGGTTCCAATAGGCATCTAGGGGCCTGAGATGAAGCAGGAATTTGCCTAATAGGAATACCTATTGTATTCAATGCTGCAGTAAATCGTAAATGTTCCTTCTGTTGAGGAACACTCAGCTGAGTAAACGGTACGCATAAAAAATCCAAGTTATTGAAAGGCCTAATAGTGCCAGACTGTGAATCAAAAATATCACGTAATTCGAATCCTGTGTGACAATAGTCGTAAAGAGTAAGTGGAGGTTGAGGATAATAACGGAAATAAGCGACATCGTCGTTATAATTCTCATGATAGTAATTAAAGCGGGAAAATTTGCGCTTCCGCGTACGCATCGGATCATCCGATCCTGGTGTTTGACTGTCACCTACAGTATGAATTGGAAAATTTGTTAGCGAGTCTTCCGAACTCTGATAAATAGTTGTGGCAAGTTGTATAAGGTGTTAATAGTGTGAATTAACTCAAAATCACACTCCTGCTGTTTTAAAGTTAATAGCTTAAACTAATGGTAATTTTCGGAAAGCGTATCACATGTACCAATATGTGATCCGTAATCAGTTCCTATTTGTAGGTAGCATACCACTTACTAACCCTCATATCGTAAGTTATATCTAATTCCCCACACATGTGTGTTAAATCGGTCTGGGCTGCGACCTCTTTCATCTGTTCTCTACGTGTTTCGTATATCACAGGACCATGATAAAACCATTCACGCAAACCTCCGTCTATATTCTCAGCTGCTAATTGCTTAGAAGTTAAGGCTTTAGACATCATGTTAGCGTGTAGTGATTTAAAAATGGAATTTTCATCCAATGCCCCAACATGTTGCTTTAAATTTTCATTATATACGCTCTTGCGTTTTAAGAAATCTGTTTCACTCATATGCATAAATTCTGTGGGATCATCGGTTTTGTTTGGCATGGTAAATTTCATCCCGTTCGATGCTAAATAATTGGCGTAAGTTATATGATTAAATCCTTTAACAGTTTTGCAAACTGAACTAATCGCATCGTCCCCATACGTCATCAATTTACACACACTGCGAAAAGAATTTGCTCGACCAGTAGTGTGGTAAAAGCCACACCTGAACCACAAGCTATTCATAATACAATTGAGATAAACCGTTAAGTTATTACCAGATGGATTTGAATTACAAAAGCGAACCATATCCCCATTTAATGAATTAATTGAGTACACAGTATCAGTTGCAATTCCTTCCATAATAGATATCATATCTGGCGTATATCTAAACACTTTTGCCAATTTAATAAAAACGCTAAATGCAGCTAACATCATTTGAGCTGGCGCACGTTTATCATATGCTGAGTAATCACCTGCTAAAATGCGGTCGGATCCAAAAGTTACTATCTGCTTGTGCATTTCTTCCCATTCCGGACCATAACAATTAATCCCAACTGCTATCTCGCTCTCTAACGGATTCATAGATAAATACCATGCTAAAGGTAAAAAATATTTCCTGGTTAACAATTGAAACGCGATAGGACCGGAATTAAATACCCTAACTTTAACTGCTGTATCCTTTGTGACTTCATCTTTCAAACAACCCTTAAATACTGGGTAACATCTATCACCACTCAAATAAACTTCTTCCATTCGCCGTGCTTCATCCCAAAATTGAACGTGCAATTCTCTGGGACAAGCGAACCCGGGATAGTCTAATGGTGGTAAATCAGTTAAATATTTGGATTTGGGGCCCGTTAAAGGATAGCCCATTGATGTACTAGCTTTCATAGCATCTATAAAACGTTGCCCATCCTTACCGCATACTGTTTCCATCTCAGTTAAAGGTCGCACTGTATCAATCCACAAGGGTGTGTTGGCACGCTTCATAAGAGGCACCATATAGTCCAACACTGCCCGGCGTAAGTCAACGGCTGGAACGCCCAAACTGGGTGTAACAGTATCAATAAGATTTTTCCGCCATATTTTAGTGCCTAAATAAAATGGTGGCGGGCCATATACATTTGGTTTCTCACAAACAACAGCTACGGTATCAGAAATAACAGATTTCACAACAGTAGAAAATGCTTTAGAACGCTTATTATCCGTGCCAATAAAATCAATAGTAGGAGATACAACATCCAAATACAATAACGGACTCTTATGGTGAATCTCTGGAGTCAATCCATAATTAATATCGTATAGCGCAGTCGGGAAAACGCCTGCACTCTTGGTTATCAAAACGGAAGGATCACATGTTAATTTATCAATAGCTTGGCTCAATTGAACTTGAGTGATACTACCAGACACTCCAAAGCAAGTATCTGTAACTCCTCCTAGATGAAAACCAACAATAACACCTTGCTTCGTGTCAGAAACTAATGGTGCCATACATAACCCTTTAAACGTAGGAAATGATAAAGTGTATTGTGAACCTATAAAAGGGCTAGCAGCAACAGTTCCAATCCGATCAGAATGTTTAGCCATAGCAAAACCCTTGACAATAACCCCACCTATAGACCGATAAGAAACTAATACAGGACAAGAACCACTAATAGGAAGTAAGGGTAAAAACTTCGATATATTCTTCCAATCACCGGTGCCCGGTGCATACACTAAACTCAAATCGGTGTTGGGTATATGATAACTGTGGTTTTTACTGAGTCGGGTTTTCATGGACGAATGTAAAGTGCCGACAACATCACGTATAATAGTAACTTCATATTCATCCTTAATCCACATATGATTAGGCAATAACAGTAAATTGCTTTGCAAATATATCCCGTTACTAATCGTAGAAGCATGTTCACCATGAAATTTAACAAAAACCAAATTTCTGTTGACACGATCTTGTAGCAAAGAAGGTGTGGTTGTGGCAGATTCCTCACTGCAAATGGGTGTGGATAGAGGAGGTTTTAACCATACGTCCGGAGTAACATTTCGTTCCTCTATTTCTTCTACCGTAACAGGTGACAATAACGTATGCTCATCAGTACACTCTACTCGAATAGCTTGATATAATTTAACCGCTAAATACAATACGCCTAAACCAGCAAAAACTCCAGTTATATATTTAACGTACTCATCTCGAACTTTCTTAAACATAACAGGCATAGCGTCATTACGCATTGCCAATGTTCTAATAGCCCGTTGCTTAATATGTTCAACTACGTATGAATGGAATATCAATCCCAGTGCGAAACTAATGAAAGGAACAGCATAAGTACATATCGAAAAGCTAATTAGTGTCAACCACACAGTACATAAAATGTACAGGGTGTAATATGTGTATACATTGCGGGATATATCATCACTCATGCACCATAATAAACCGGAAGCAATACGTGTATCTGCTAACCATTGCACAGGTATATAGTTTGTCCACATAGTATATGGCGACTTCTCTACCCAGGTAAGCCAATTAACCAATTTTGTAGTGGTGTATGTTTCAATTTTATTTTCCGCCTTAACTTTCCACATGTCAAATAAAAAAGACGAATAACGCCATTGTGAAACTACAACTTTAGCCAATACGGTGCCAAATTGTGGTTCTGGCATGCATGTAGGACAATCGCATAATAATTGTGGTAGCTTACAAAACATACACATGGTAATAGAATCAGTCAAATCTTTATTATTATTAACCAAACTTGTTTGTTCCTTAAAATGCTTGATCGATTGTTGCTGCGTGTAAGCTATTAATTTATAAATATTAATGTTTTCAAGCTTTCCATATTCAACGGATTCAACAATTCTAAAAGCAACAGAAGCCGATGGATGTTCGGCATTAATAGCAACTGCCTTTTCAACGGTGAAATCCCACAAGTTAGGAATGGCAGGTATTTCATCGTTATAATAACGTGACACTTTGTCCGAATCCAATAAATTAGTATCCGGAAAAACAAAACGTGGTTTCACGCGGACTGTGACAATTTCATGCATGCGGCGTAATATAGATAGTGGACAATTTGAATAGGTCCCACTATCCAAATCTTTCTTGTTTGTTGAAACTATAACAACTTTGGCTTCATTAGTAATTTTTCCTTTTTGATCGATATCTGCCATAACAGCATACGATGGAACATTATTACATGTTTGAATAATGGTGGCTGTAGCAGGACGTTCAACATAATCAGTTTTTGTATTTGCAACATCGTCCATAAATATACCATTTGTATGATTGCGCATTGTCGTGTCATATTTGTCACCTTCCTTCCAAACCATAAGTCGGTCGGGTGAAGCATCATAATTGTTGGCTCGCAATAAAATGTTCATTAAAATGGCACCAACCGACGATTTGCCAACTCCGGATCCACCATATAATTCAACTGTGTAAGGTGCAATTTTCAAACTTCCAGATATCCGTGTAGCTACAAATTTAGATTTTAATTGTTCAACAGCTAAAATACGCGTATGAATGGTGGCTTTCTGAAATCCTGTGCAACCACGCACATACTCTTTTAAAGAAAACAAATGTCTATCCAAGAGCAAACTATAGTCGTTTTCCGTAACATGAAAGTCGCGCAATAAACTACCAGTTGAAAAAGCTATGGATTGATTTTTAAGAATTATAAATTCTGCTTCTAAATCGTAAGATGCGTTATCATTATATAATAAAGGCATAATTGATTTGCTAATAAAACACCTATAACCTCCTTCAATAAAATAAATAGCGGTATTGAAAATGGCATCAATCAAATCAAATGCCGAAACGGCAGCTTCAGAAGATTTAACTGAAAATAATTTAATGTTCCCAATCGAACAGTTCATGTTCGTGGCAGAGCATAATCCAGCAGATACAAGAACACTCAAAAGTGTATGAATGTGTTTATATCCTTGGTTCTGCGTAAATAATCGCCAATTAGTTTTAGATTGTTCAAACAGTAATGTCCAATCTATCGACGTGGCAGAATGTGGTTCAATTACAGGTTCACAGTCCTTATTTAACAAATGCAAATCTTGCATAATTGAACAACAAGAATCGTAAATTGTAACGGACCTAAGACCTTTAATGTACAATAATAAAGCTGAAATAATAGATAAAGGTTTCTGTGATTGTTGAATATTTACACCAAGTAATATTAGACTCTCAATGTGGTGATAAAAATCGGACGGTAATGAAACATTTTTCGTTTTCGCCATGGTCTGCAAAATGGACATAAATGATTCAGATGTAGCCCCCGAATGAGGTTCAATATTAGTATATGAGGGTTTTATATACCCTTTGTGGGATAAAGCTAAATAATCAGTAGTAGTAGACATATCAAATTCACGAATGGCGTATTTGGCAGTGCTTGACTTCTTTTTGTTAATTGAAGCTTGTTTCTGAGCTTGAGTACGAATTCTCAATTGCTCACGGGTGAGTTTTAAATAAGGATAACTCATATTTCTAAATATATTAATTAATCTCTAAATTAATTGTAAATATATTTAACACTTATATAGTGCTATTATAATAAATTATAATAATTGGGTAATGCAGATAGACACACGTTTAATCTTATAGTTGTATTTGATGTTAATTGGGTTTGTGTGTTTTGTATATTTATTGAGTGGTGTATACACACCTCAACTCCATAAATATGATGTATGTTTATAATGCTAACGAAATAATATTCAATAACTCCGATTTACCCATACGGTACGGATCGTTTACTATTCAATTAACTCTATATTTTTCTCTATTTAAAAGATATTAAAATTAAATTCTTACATCCAATTAAGGCACTAAAGGGCATAAATCTCTAGTGTATACCAATAATGTAAACTTATAATTCGCAAATTCGTTCAAGAAACTATCTAGATAAAATTATAAAGGGAAACAACATATAAAATGTGTTGCTAAGACCATCAAAAGCTGATGAAACTAATATTTTAGCGAATAAAATAATAAATTCTGCGGTAGCAACACGATAATAAAATATAATAAATATATGTAAGGATGTGAAATGTTTTTAGAGAAACATTGTATCGGAATCCATCTCGACACTGAACATAATTTAATTACATAAATTAATTAAAATTAAAATGTATGCGTGGGTTACCAAGGGGGTTGGCCTGGGTTGAGTACTTCTAACTCTATTTGAGTGGTAGTGAACCATTAAATGACTTTATTTGTTAGTCAAATAATAAAACTGTAAATATAAACAGTCTTAATAAGTAAAACAGATAATTGTAGACAAAACATAATTACGTATCAAATACGTAGGATATGTGTTGGAGACAACAAGAGGTATTATCGAAATAATACAAATACTTAAGAAAATGATATCATGCAAATACTTGCA